CTCAGCTGTTATGCCTTAGGGACAAAGATCGGTTCTTTGTTTCATTGGGGAGTGGTAGTACAGAGTAATCTCTATGCACGTTGGACTCACGCAAATAAGTCCCAATGGGCACGTGTGGGTGTGGACCTTTCGGTCTACTACCTCCCACACTATTATGTCGGGGTTTGATGTCTAGCGGATACCGCATTCACACCTCCATTATCCATGTCTAGCGGACTTACACCTTTTCGTCAGATGCCTGCATTCACACTTCAGTCTCAACTAATTTCGCTGGCCGAGCTAAGCTCAAGGAAACGGATATAGGTTTTTCTAACCATTATCGGAAAATCAAAATGTTTTTAGCGATACATTAAACTTCAAAGATTGCGTACTTTGATCACGAGTGGAATTTTCCACCATCAGCTCTTTTGTAGAAAAGTGCATAACTCAATTGATCTCCAATGAACTGCTGACATTCATTAAACTCTTTCGAGCATCAATTAGAGGCCTCATCATATTTTGAAATTCTCAAGGCATAAGAATTAGCTGGTTTAGGCAGACGCGCTTATGTGTCTGCATGGCATCTCCAAAGCGGGAGTTAAGTAGCCATGTTTTACCTAGGCTGTACCCTTTAAATAGACAAAATTCGAAGGGCCCCAGCCATTTCCACTGAACCAGTACTGTAAGTGAGAGTCACAGGGAATGTGTACGCATCCGTACCATTGGAAGTAATCCAAAAGGAGGCACTGCCACTGACTTCCAAACCGGTCTGATATCCACCTAATTTAATGGTGGTAGGTAAAATTGATGTACCGTTCTTGAGGATGTCAGCTGCCCAGTTGTAAACATTTACACTTGACATAAAATAAGTTATATCTAGCATGTAATTGCCAACAGGAAGCACGATAGAACCCGCAGTGTTTACTGCATTGATCCCATTTGTTGCCTCTGTTGCTAAAGCCAAATTGGCTGGCACTGTTGTAGCACCAGCGGCTTCTGCTGACGCTGATTGGAAAAGAGCCACACTGTTGTTGGGCATAGCACCAGTAGAAGAGTCGAGAACTGGAACCTCAAACTCAACTTCATAGCGCACGTGCAATTCACCAATGACGGCTGTACTCTGATTGCCAGAGGTGGAGACATAAATCTTCCCACCATCATAGGTCTTAATATCAGTAGAACCAGGCACACCGCCGGTGCGCACATACTTCGAGCCAGCTGGAGTCAACAACTTCGGATCAAAAGTCAACGAAATAGCGTTGTAAGGCATAGCATCGGCATGAGGGACAGTATCCTCAACTTGCTGCTTACTGGTAGGGTTAGCATCACTGGCATCATAATCACCACTAAGGATGACCTTGCCAGACTGGCCATTTGTGGCAAAAGCGCTCACTTCTGGTTTGTAGTAAAACTGAAGGCGCTTGAATCGATACTTCTCCCATTGTGCAGCTTGTTTGTAAAGCCAGGGGAAAGTGCCAATTTGACCAGGGTTGATGGCAAACGCAGTAGTCGCAAAAGCAACGGAACCGTTTACTTCTGCAACATACTCGTCTTCAACGACCGTAACATGTCTACGTGACATGCGGACGTTGGAACTGGCAGGGAATCGGTTCTTCCCACCAGTGCGCGCGCGCGCCTTACGTCCCCGCTTCTTGGGACGCAATGCGTTTACGATAGCTGACACTGAAGCTACCTTAACGCCCCTTTTGGGGCCGCGGCGACTGCGTTTTTGGCCCGCCGGCTGCTTGGATTTGTTTTGTTTAGATGACATAATTGTTTTTATGGGGAGAGCACACTTATAGTATTCCTCATAAGCTGGTGTTCCGTAGACAGGAGGCGAAGGCCATATGTCACGGCCCTGTGGGTGCATGACGTCATTGCGGTCTCCACGTCCAGTGTAAAAATACATCATCTGGTCATCTGTCTTGATAGAGCGTTTGGCATTTCGCCACTCCAAACAGAGATTTTCAACATCAACATTACCGCCTGCTCCTCGATCGAGAAACTCGTACTTGGCCAACAAAAACTTAATGTAATTGTTGATGTACAAGAGAAACTCTTCATTCGTCCACCCGTTCATTCTTAACGCTGCTGCTTTGGCTAGCGCGATTGGTGGTGAGTGATTTTCTGAGTAAGCAAGTGACGCCATCAACTTAGATGTAGGATAGCGTGGCACCAGCTTCCCGTTTAACACTCGAGAGTAAGCTGATAAATAATCCAAGTCTTCTGGATTCCGGGGCTCCAACGTGTCAGTAGTTGCAATAACACGCAAAGCTTTCCAGGCATCAATTACCGATTTAGCGTTGTAAAAGGGGTGTGACTCATCCGAGACGGTCCAGGTATTGTCGTCACCACATAGTAACATCTTAACCTCCTCGTCAAATATCGAATAAGCACACTGATCCTCAGGAGCTTTCATACACCAGGCAAAAGACAACAACAAATAGAGACAAAACGTGTTATCCACTATTGTGTTCGAACTTCCTGATGGATTTCCTCCATTCTTCATTACAACAGTACCTCCCATGGTCGAGACCAATGTGTTGATCAGGTTCT